TGAAATACAAATTCCAACTTTAACTAAAAAACCAAAAAGTTCAATATATGGAAAATATGCATCTCAAATAGCAAGTGGTAAATCTTTAGAAAAAAAACAAAAAGGTAAATTAGGACCAGAAGATCCTTTAAGTAAATATGAATCTTATTCTGAAGAAGAATTATTAGGAAATATAGAAGCTAAACGACCAAACCAACTTCAAAGTTTTTCACTTGAAGAATATCAATTAAATACAATGCCTATGTTTAAACCAAAAGATGTAGCACCTCCTAAATCTTATTCACCTATGCAAGTACTTCCTGGACTAAATGCACCGGGATTTGCACCACCTGTTGATCTTAAAGATGGAGGACCCTCTGATCCATCAAAAAGAAAATTTATAAAAGGTGCAGGTATTGTAGGAGCAGTTGGACTTGCATCAAAGTTTATTCCAGATTTATTTCAAGCAGCGAAGAAAGGTACTAAAGTTGTTCCTAAAAAAGCTCCTTTTGTAAATATTGTAAAACCACTTGGTGCAACTGAAACTAAATTTCCAGAATGGTTTCCATCTCTTGTAAGCAGACTTAGAAAAGAAGGAAATACGAAACCTATTTATGCAACAGAAGAAATTCCACTTACAAAAGAACAATATTTAAAATTAAAAGAAAAAGGCACTGATAGAATTTATGATAGGTATACAGGGTTTACAGAAAATTATGTAAATGAACTTAAACAAAAAGGTGTGCCACAACATTATCAGATAAAAGATACAGATGATATTATTGGTTATGAATATATAGATAAAAATATACCAGATGTAAAAGCTGTAGAATATAATGGAGAAGAAATGAATGTTTATTTTAAAAATAATTATGGGCAACAGGTAGAAGTACAATATGTAGCTCCAGGTAAAAAAACTAAGGAAGGACAATTTGCTGTAGCAGATGCTAGACCAGAGCCAGGATCTTATTACGATAGCGCTCCTGATTTTGAACAAGTATATGTTACAGACATAGACGAAGTTTTAGGTGGATCAGGTAAAGTTGAACAATATGCAACAAAAGCAAAAACTCCTAGATATACAAAAGGAGCAGCAGAAGTTGATGAAGCTGAGGGAAGAGCATTATCTGAAATAGATAGATTAAAAGACGAAGGATTAATCGATGAATAAAAAATTAACAACAACTATACCCCCATTACGAGGTCCTAATCCACAGGGCTTGAATATTAACTATAATACTGTTAGAACAGTAAAATCGGAGAAAATAACAAATGGCAGAAATAGACAAGTCACTACCAAACGTAGCTGATCAATTAACACCTGGAGAATTAGAAGTAGAACAGATTGCACAATCTGTAGAAGAAACTCCTGCTGGACCAACTGAAGTTATAGAAAACGAAGATGGTAGTGTAGACATAGATTTTGATCCAAAAAAAACTGCATTAGGTGCAACACAATTTGATTCTAACTTAGCAGAAGTTATAGATGAAAATGATTTAAATTTATTAGGCACAGAATTATATCAAAATTTTGAAGATTATAAAAATTCAAGAAGAGACTGGGAACAGGCTTATACTCAAGGTTTAGATTTATTAGGATTTAAATATGAACAAAGAACAGAACCATTTCAAGGAGCATCTGGTGCAACTCATCCAGTATTAGCAGAAGCTGTAACTCAGTTTCAAGCATTAGCATATAAAGAATTACTTCCTGCGGGCGGGCCCGTACGAACTCAAGTTATTGGATTAGACTTACCAGAAATTCAAGCTCAAGCAGATCGAGTTGCAGAATTTATGAATTATCAAATTATGGATGTCATGCAAGAGTATGAACCAGAGTTTGATCAAATGTTATTTTATTTACCATTATCAGGTTCTACATTTAAAAAAGTTTACTATGATGAAACATTAGGAAGAGCTGTATCAAAATTTGTTTCAGCAGAAGATTTAGTAGTTCCTTATTCAGCAACATCTTTAGATGATGCTGAAGCAGTTATTCATGTAATTAAAATTTCTGCAAACGAATTAAGAAAACAACAAGTTGCAGGTTTTTATAGAGACATAGAATTATTACCATCCGATGATGGAGTAACTGATACTAATGATGTTAAAGACAAAGAGAGACAATTAGAAGGACTTACAAAAGGTAGTTATAATGAAGACACTTTTACTTTATTAGAATGCCATGTAAATTTAGATCTTGAAGGATTTGAAGATATTAATCCACAGACGGGTGAGCCCACAGGAATTAAACTTCCATATATTGTAACAATTGAAGAGGGATCAAGAGAAGTTTTATCTATTAGACGTAATTTTTTACAAAATGATTTATTAAAAAGAAAAGTTAATTATTTTGTACACTTTAAATTTTTACCAGGATTTGGATTTTATGGTTTTGGTTTAATTCAAATGATTGGTGGATTATCAAGAACTGCAACGTCGGCATTAAGACAGTTATTAGATGCAGGAACCCTGTCAAATTTACCAGCAGGATTTAAACAAAGAGGAATCAGAATTAGAGATGATGCACAATCAATTCAACCAGGTGAATTTAGAGATGTAGATGCTCCAGGTGGAAATTTAAGAGATGCATTTATGACTCTGCCTTATAAGGAGCCTTCACAAACTTTATTAGCATTAATGGGGGTCGTAGTTCAAGCAGGTCAGCGCTTTGCTTCGATAGCGGACATGCAAGTAGGGGATGGGAATCAGCAAGCAGCAGTGGGTACGACCGTGGCCTTGCTAGAAAGAGGTTCACGTGTGATGTCTGCAATTCACAAAAGAATATATGCAGCGATGAAACAAGAATTTAAATTACTTGCAAATGTATTTAAATTATATTTACCACCAGAATATCCTTATGATGTAGTAGGAGGTCAAAGACAAATTAAACAAGCGGACTTTGATGATAAAGTAGATATCATCCCAGTTGCAGATCCAAATATATTTTCACAAACACAAAGAATTTCTATTGCACAAACAGAATTACAACTTGCAATGGCTAATCCACAAATTCATGACATGTATCAAGTATACAGAACTATGTACGCTGCATTAGGAATAAAAGATGTAGATAGAATTTTAATGAAACAAGATCAACCCACACCAAAGGACCCTGCGTTAGAACACATTGATGCTCTTGCAGGGAAACCATTCCAAGCATTTCCAGGACAAGACCATAGAGCACATATTACTGCTCACTTAAATTTTATGGCAACCAATATGGCAAGAAATGCACCTGTGATTATGGCGTCTTTAGAGAAAAATTGTTTTGAACACATTTCTTTAATGTCACAAGAACAAGTTGAAATAGAATTTAGACAAGAGATGGGTCAATTACAACAGATGCAACAAAACCCACAAGCAATGCAGAATCCACAAATGCAAATTCAAATTAGAATGCTAACAGAAAAAATTGAATCTAGAAAAGCAGTATTAATTGCTGAGATGATGGAAGAATTTATGAATGAAGAGAAAAAAATTACATCACAATTTGATAATGATCCTATTGCTAAACTTAAATCTAGAGAATTAGATCTTCAAGCTCAAGAAAATGATAGAAAAAGACAAGAGAGTAATGAAAGAATCAATCTTGATAAGATGAAAGCAATGATGAATCAGTCAACAGATAGTCAAAAACTACAACAAAATGAAGATTTAGCTAAATTAAGAGCTAGTACTTCACTTGAAAAGACGGTTTTGTCTGCTAAACTTAAAAATAGATTTCCAAATTAACAAAAAAGGAGTATAAAAAGCTATGAAAAAGAAAAAAACAAAAATTGGTCAATCTAAAGAAGTAAATTTTAATAAATTTACTGACAAACAAGGAAATTTACTTGGTGGAGTTGATGTTGAAATGTCAAATCCTCAAGAAACTCAAGTTGAAGTAGTTCAAGGCCAAGGAAATATTCTTTCAGAGAAAAAAAGATCAGCGAAGTGGTACTAACTCATGATTCAAATGTTAGGAGCTGTTGCACCTCTTGCTAAAATTCTATTTAGCACAATTGAAAAGTCAGTTCCTGATAAAGATCTCCAAGAAAAATTAAAAGCACAATTACAAACACAATTATTACAATCTAATACAGCAGAATTACAAGCTGCAGCAAAAATAGTTGAGGCAGAGGCTAAAGCGGGCTGGTTCGCATCGAGCTGGAGGCCCCTGTTAATGTATGTACTAATCTTTATCTTGGTCTGGAATTATGTTATAGGACCAGTTATAAAAGTATTCACAGGAGCAGTTATTTCCTTTGAATTACCTGGCGACGTTTGGACATTATTGAACGTTGGTTTGGGAGGTTACGTCGTAGGACGAAGTGCGGAATCTGTTGCTAGAACAATGGCGAACAGACCTGTAAATAAACAACAAGAAAACGGATAGGATATAAAATGAGAAATGATTATAACATAAGACCAAGAGCAAAATTAAAAAAAGGTGGTAAAGCATTTCCAGATTTAAACAAAGATGGAAAAATTACTAAAGCCGATATCTTAAAAGGAAGAGGTGTTTTTAAAAAAGGTGGAATGTCAAAAAAAGCTGACATGATTACTAAAAATATGTCTTCAAAGAAAAAAGGCAAAATGATGAAGGATAAAAGATAATGGGTGACATTGCACTCAGAGGTCAAGGTAGAGCACTTTTAAAAAAAGGTGGTCGAGCTAAAGACATGTCTGAAAAACATGAAGGTATGGAATCAATGGCTGAAGAAGCTAGAGAGACTAGACTTGAAAAAAAAGGTTTTAAAGAAACTAAATCTGGTAAAATGGTTAAAGTTAATAAAGGTGGACCAGTAAAAAAAGGTATTCTTATTATTGTAGGAGATAAAGATAAAAAACCTAAAGAAATGAAAAAAGGTGGTCAAGCTAAAGTTTCTAAAGTTATGAAAGAGTTTGGAAAAGGTAAACTACATTCAGGTAAAAAAGGACCAGTTGTAAAATCTAGAAAACAAGCAATTGCAATTGCCCTTTCAGAAGCAGGAATGTCAAAGAAGAAAAAATAATGGTTAAATTTGGAATACAAAAAAGAGGAACTTCACCTATTCTTGCAAAAAGAAAAAAATTTAAAGATGGTAGTTATCCATTAATGAATGAAGTTTCTGCACCTAAAATGGAAAGAATGCCTTATTACGAAGATGAAAATTACGAACCTAAAATGGAAAGAATGCCTTATTACGAAGATGAAAATTACGAACCTAAACCAGCTAAAAAGAAGAAAAAATAATGGCTAAACTTTGCCCAAGAGGAAAAGCAGCAGCAAAAAGAAAATTTAAGGTATATCCAAGTGCCTATGCAAATATGTATGCATCTGCAGTTTGTTCTGGCAAAGTAACTCCAGGTGGAAGAAAAGGAAAAGCAAACGGTGGAAGTCTTTCACAACAAAGAAAAATGGTATCTAATTATAAACAAGGTGGTATTGCAAAAGGTTGTGGAGCAGTATTAGAGAATAGAAGAAAAGTTACTAAAAAATATTAATATGGGCTTACGTAAGTGGGTAGCAGAAAAATGGGTAGACATCGGCGCTAAACGCAAAGATGGTTCTTTTGCTCCATGTGGAAGATCAAAAGGAGAAAAAAGAAAAGGTTATCCAAAATGTGTACCCCTTGCAAAAGCTAGATCAATGTCAGAAGGTCAAAGACGTTCTGCTGTTCAAAGAAAAAGAGCTGCAGGAAATACTGGGCCTAAACCTAAAAATGTTGCTACATTTACTAAAAGAAAAAAAGCAGCAGATGGTGGATATATTGGCCCTGCAATAAATTCAGTTTATGATGGTGTAACATTAAATAATCCATCTTATTCAAAATATTATAAAGGAATGATATAATGGGTGATATTTCTTTAAGAGGTAAAGGTAGAGCTTTAAAAAATTGTGCAGGCAGAGATCCAGAATGTAAATTTAGTTTAAAGATAAGAGATAAATTTGCTAAAGGTGGAACACCTGCTTGGCAAAGAAAAGAAGGTAAAAACCCATCAGGTGGCTTAAATAGAAAAGGTATTGCATCTTACAGAGCTGCTAATCCTGGATCAAAATTATCAATGGCAGTAACTACAAAACCATCTAAATTAAAACCAGGTTCAAAAGCTGCTAATAGAAGAAAGTCATTTTGTGCCAGAATGAAAGGCTTAAAAAATAGATTAACATCTGCTAAAACAGCAAGAGATCCAAATTCAAGAGTTAATAAATCATTAAGAAAATGGAATTGTTAGAAATAAAAAATAGTAAAAAATGTACTAAATGTAAAATTCCTAAAGAAAGAACAAAAGAATTTTTTCCATTACATAATAAAGTAAAAGATGGTTTAGATAGTTGGTGTCGTAAATGTAGATCAACATATAGAAATGAAATAAATAGAGGATTGTTTAGAGATTCTATATCTGATGAAAATTTAAAAAGATTAAAAAAACAAATAACAAGTTGTCAAATTTGTGGAAAAAAAGAAGATTTAGTCGTTGATCATAATCATAAAACAAATGTTGTTAGAGGAATTTTATGTAATCATTGTAATAGAGGAATAGGTCATTTCTTAGATAATGAATCTTTGTTAGAATTAGCTATTAAATATTTGATTAGAACTAAAAATTTTGGTATAAATTATTGGAAAGAATATTTTAATAAACATTAATAACAAAGGAGAAAGACTATGGACGCCGTAACATTTATAACTAAACTGCAGAAATTTATCAAAGATTCCTATCAAAACATTGGGGATGCTATGATATCAGGAACAGTTGACAGTATGGAGAAATACAAGTATATGCAAGGACAGGCAAATGCCTATCAATCAGTAATTCAGGAAATCTCTAACCTGCTAAACAAAGGAGCAAAAGAAGATGAAAAAGGAAACGTTATCGACCTCGGAAAAGGAAGTACCAAAGATAAACCTAGGTCTTGAAGAAAAGTATAAAGAAGAAGCTAAAACTGAAAAAAATAAGGAACCATTAAATCCAGA